ATGAAAGTGCCAGTAGGGATGTGAGTGAGGTCAATTATTCCTCTGCCCGGCAGAATCTGTTGGAAGACGAAAAAACCTATCTTGATATGCAGATGTCTTTGATTGAGCATGTATTAAGCAAACTTTATGAAGAAGTTATCAAAGCAGGTTATCAAACAGGTATGATCGACGCCCAAAAGTATCCTGATTTTTGGGAAAGGCTGGAAGAATATTTGGAACATGAGTTTATTCCGCAAGGAATGCCGTGGATTGATCCTCTGAAAGAGGCCAACGCCAAAAAGATCGGCATTGAATCAAAAACGCTCACCCGCAAAGCCCTTGCGGCCAGCGAGGGTAAGGATTGGAAGGAAGAGCTAGAACAGCTGGCAGCTGAGCAGAAAATGATGGAAGAACTCGGATTAATTGTGAAAGGAGAGGATAAAAATGCCAAGTCAAAGCAAGACACTGACCCGGCAGCAGGCGGCCAAAGCCCCAAGGATGAGGGCAGCGTCGCTGACTAATTTTAACGCTTCGGAGCGTACAGCGCGGCTGTCATTTGCGTCAGAAACACCGGTACGCGATTACTGGTATGGTAAGGAGATTCTGCGGGTCAGTGATAGCAGCATGAACACTGAGCGTTTCAGTGCAGGTGTGATGCCGGTACTGTTTAATCACGACAGAGATAAGGTTATTGCAAGGGTGGATAAAATCTGGACCGAAGGCAGCAAGGCGTATGCCGACATTACTTTTGACGATGATGAGCTTTCTGAGCGTATTCTGAAAAAAGTGGAAAGCGGTAGCCTGCGCGGTGTATCGGTAGGGTACAACATCCAAAATTACAGTATTATCGAACGTGATGAAACCAGTACGGACGGTATCGAGGGCCCAGCGCTGATAGCTGACAAGTGGGAAGTTTTTGAAATCAGTATCGTTTCAATACCGGCAGATGCGGCTGTAGGAGTTGGCCGTAGCAGATTGTACAGCCCCGACGGCTTCCGTGATATGGGAGACGGAGCAGGGACGGAAGAAGCCGAGGAAACTGAGATGCAGAAATCAACTTCTGCCGGCAGTGACCGGTCCGGTGAACCCGGATATGAAAAAAATAATTACGAAGGTGAGGAAAAGGAAATGACACCAGAAGAAAGAGCAGCACTTGCGGCGGAGGTCCGTACTGCAGAAAACCAGCGTCAAAGTAATATCCGCGCATTGTGCCGTGAATTGAAAATCGAAGAAAAGGATATGGAGGCAATGCTCAAAGATGAGGACTGCACCATGGAAAAGGCAAATGAACGGGCTTTGGCAATTTTGAAAGAGCGGATGAAACCTACCGTTCCGCCTAAAGTAACAGTTACTCAGGATGAAGCCGATAAAAAACGCACAGCTATCGTTGACGGTTTGTTCCTGCGCCATGGCGGCATCTTGGAGAAGCCGGCAGATGGTGCTGATGAGTTCCGCAACTGCCGTTTTGCTGATGTGGCAAGAATGACGTTGCAGGATGCTGGCGAAACCGGCATCGGTCGCATGACTGATCGTGAACTGTTTGCTAGAGCGCTGACTACTACCAGCGCATTGTCTGCTATTGCTGATAATCTGGCGCATAAGAGCCTGTCCAGCGGTTACAACGAGGTTGCGACGACTTATGGAGCATGGACCCAGACCGGCAGCAATACTGATTTTAAAATTGCCAAGCGTTACCGCATTTATGACGCTATGGCACCGGTTAAAATTCCTGAGGGCGGCGAATTCAGTTACAGTGAATTGCTGGATGAATCCGTAGGCGTACAGCTGGCGACCTATGGTGACGCTACTAATTTTACCCGCGAAATGATGATCAATGACGATCTTGATGTCTTGGTGAAAATCCCGAAGCTGCTGAGAACATCTATGGAACGTTATAAAAATCATTTGGCCTATAAAGCGCTTATAGATGCCAATAATTACAGCTCTGCCAAGGGTAATCTTGGTACCGCGGCGGCACTGTCGGTCAAGTCTTTGGGTGAAGCTAAAAAGCTGATGCGTAAGCAGAAGCTGGGCAATAATACCGTACTGAATATTGTGCCTAAGTATCTGATCATTCCGGCAGCATTGGAAACGGTGGCTGAACAGCTGCTGACGTCTACAGCAGATCCGGAAGGCAAAAACAGCGGCGTAAGCAATCCAGCAAACAGAACCCGCAGTAATCTTGAACTGATCGTTGACGCCACGCTGGATGAATTGAGCGGTGAAACTGCTTATTATCTGGTAGCTACCAAAGGGATGGTAGATACGATCGAGGTTTGTTATTTGAATGGTAATGCAGCGCCAATTATTGAAACCGGTACTGACTTTAATAATCTGGGCATTAATTTTAGAATGTACCATGATTTTGCAATCAACGTACTGGATACACGCGGCCTGGTTAAAAATGCCGGCAAATAAGGGAGGGAAAAGAAATGTTTAAACGTAAAGGTGAAAATCTTGATTATACATGCACTGCTGACGTGGAACGTGGCGAAGTTGTTGTTATTAACGACGCGCTTGGTGTAGCGGCCAGCACAGCCAAAAAGAATGATGTGATCGCTGTTTATATGACAGGTGTTTTTCTGCTGCCCAAGGATACTTCTACAGAATTGCAGCAAGGGAAAAAAGTCTATTGGGATACGGCTGCCAAGAAGGTAACTGTGGATGCTAATGACGGCGCAGAATCCAATCCGACCGCTTATCTTGAAGCCGGCATTGTGTGGGAAACGGCACTGACCAGCGCAGATGAAGTGCAGGTCAAAATCGGTTAAAAGGAAAAGGCGGCTTAGTCCGCCTTTTTCACAAGGTGAATTATGAGCAGCATTGCAGATGTTATTAAAAAATCTATCTTTGGCAGCGTTCTGTCAGAAACAGTATTTTACAAGGACAGGGAAATCAAAGCGATTGTCAGTATCGGAACGCCGGTCGTGCGCAAAAATTTCTTTCGTGGTATTACCGTCAATGATGTAGTCAGTGACGAGGCTTCTTTTACTTTGTTGGAAGAAGATGCACAGGAGATTAAAACTGGCGACCAGATTATCCATAAAGGTGGGACATGGTATGTCAATAAACAGATAGCGCAGGACACTATCGGCAAGACAGTTACCTTTGGAGCTTCGAAAAATACCAAAGGTTTTGCGAGGGGGTTTGAAAAATAATGTATTTCAAAATCGATCTCGAAGATGGTATCAGCCCTGTGGTGCAGCGTTGGCTAAAGAATAATCCGCGTTTCATAAGCTCTGTACTGAAAAGTACCGGTTATATGGTGCAGAACGAGCTGAAAGAAGCGGTGCGCGGCAAATTTACAGGGCAAAGTTGGCCGCAGCGTTGGACGCTGCAAGACAGGCGAAAATTATCGAGGACTGCGCCTGGCGTATGGTATGGACGTTTGAAAAATGCTTTAGGCTATGCCTATGATCCGGCAGATAGCAGCGTCAATGTTGGCTGGACCAGCAGGACAGCGGCGTTTGAAGGCAACGTGCAGGAGGAAGGCGTAACTAAACAGGTAACGCCGGGTTTACGCCGGTTATTTCATAAGCGAGGCATCCATCTGCGGGCAACGACGACAAAGCTGGTGACACCAGAGCGACCGTTTATTGAACCGAAATACATGGATATCCGAGATAAAATACCTGCTTATATCACGCAAAAGGTACAGGAATACATGGATAACGGCGGGTTTGTTAAAAATGTAGGAAAGGGCCGTAAATATACGGTTTACAGTGGCTTAAATGCAGCAGCAGATTAACATGGTGGAAATGAGCCGTAAACTAGCGGTACATTTAAAAGCATCGGCAGAACTTGAAGCTTACTGCCAACAGGAATTTGGCAAAAGCATAACGACGGTGGTTGAATATCGTAATGTCAATGAGATACCGGACTTGGAGACAGCTCCTTATATTATGTTTTATAACGCTGGCAAGACAGAAGGACTGACTAAGAAGGTCCATTATCAGGTCGATATCGCTATCGGCGTTCCCGGCAGCGTCAGTGATTCGTATCTGGAAACAGAAGAAGGCGTTTTAGTTTTAAAAAGCTATAAAAATGTTTCTGATATCATGCAAATCATTCAAAGCGAGCTGAACGCCTACCAGAACAAGAAAATACCACCTGAGGTATTTTCCGCAATTTTTACCGGCGAAGCTGATCAGGCAGGCTTACTTTGGACAGGTATGATCCATTGCGAGTGGGAATTTCAGCAAATCTTGGGGCCGCTGGGCATGATTGATTTTTAATCTACATACTAAAAACAACGGTTAAAATACGACAAAATGCGGTAAAATATCGCTGAATTTAGCACAAAGAATAAAGGATGTGAGAGTAATGGCAATAGGAGAACAACAGCAGGGCGTATATACCCAAAGTTTAATGGCATTTGAAGACGCATATAATAAAGACCCGGCAGATTTGAGCAGCAGGGCTATTTTGCTGCCTTTCAATTCTAATGCGCTAACGGCCAGTCAAAACAGCACCGCTCCGGGAACGATTACCGGCAGACGTGATCCGGTAGAGCCTATTTACGGCAATATCGATGTTGCAGGACAGGTCGTTGTACCTGTGGATGCTACGTCTTTCGGCTGGTGGCTGACAGCGGCGTTTGGTGAACCAACAACGGAAGATGGGACTGTTGAAGGAACTTATAAGCACGTTTTTAAACCGTCGAAGCGGCAGCCGTCTTT